CTTACAATTGACACTCAAGGTAATGAAGTCGATTTTCTAAACGTACAACTTCACGGTGTTGCGACTCCTACCCATGACTCGGATGCTGCGAACAAAGCATATGTTGATACTCAGATTGCGACCAACACTTTTACTATCGGTGCAGATAACGGTACTAATGACACGTTCAATACTTCTACCGGTATATTGACATTCGGTGGTGGTACAGGTCTGACATCTACTGTTACTGATGATGCAATTACTTTTGACTTAGACAGTACTGCGGTAACGCCTGGGTCATATGGTTCTACCACACAGATTCCAACTTTCACTGTAGATGAACAAGGTCGTTTGACTGCGGCTTCTGTTGCGAACGTTGCAACAAACTTGACTGTCAACTCAGATCCTATCAGTCTACTTGACTCGGACTTGACATTTACCGCAACCGGTAATGGTCTCACTCTTACATATACCGCAACTACAAATACTGTAGACTATGCAATTGATGATGCGACTACTTCTTCGAAGGGTGTTGCTCAGTTCCTCTCTGATGACTTTGATGTAACTTCCGGTTCAGTATCTTTGGTGGATGATGTAGTAAAACTCATCATTACAGACTCTGGATCTGTAACTCCTACTGGACATGATTTCAATATCCTCGGTAATGGCGTACAGGGTCTGGATGTAACTGGTGCAGGTGCAACAGTAACTATTACACCAAGAACCGCATCGTATTCACAACTGGGTACCGCTAAATTTAATTCGAGTGACTTCACACTCAACTCTGGTGACGTAAGTCTCGATTCTTCGGTAGTGAAACAAATCACAACTGATGATGGTATTGTTCCTATTACTGGTCACATGGTATCTATCCTTGGTGGAGAAGGTATCAATGTAGGTCATGCAGGTACTAACATCTCTNTNNNNGGTGAAGATGCGAATGGTGCCAACAAAGGTATTGCNTCTTTCGAAGATACTGACTTTGATATATCGAANGGTCACGTAAGTCTGAAGGCTGCGTCTNTTGNAAATGCAGATTTAGTAAATGATGACATCACAATAGGTGATACTACGGTTGCACTTGGTGCGACTATTACAGATCTCACCGGTCTAACCGGTATTACTACCGATACAATTCGTATCGATGGTAACAAGATCTCTACTAACAGTTCTACCGAGGTTCTTGTACTTGACCCTAAAGGTGGAGACTCTAACGGTGGTCAAGTTCTTGTACTGGGTGACCTTGTTGTACAGGGTACGCAGACAATCATTAACTCGACTACTATGTCGATCAATGACCTTAACCTTGTTCTTGCAGATAGTGCCGCAGATGCGACCGCTGCAAATGGTGCAGGTATTACGGTCAATGGTGCAAATGCAACAATCACTTACTCTGTTGCAGGAGACAAGTGGAACACCAACAAAGATCTAGATGTTGGTGGTGAGATCTATCGCAATGGTACGGTTCTTCGTGAATATATCGAAGACCACCTTGGTAATACATTCTTCGCTGCCGGTGAAGGTATGGACATTACCTATGGTGCTGCACAAGACAGTGATAATACTATCACATTCGCGGCAGAGATTGCAAGTTATACTAACAAAGGTGTTGCGTCTTTTGACTCAGACCAATTCACCATTACATCTGGTTTTGTGACTATCGCAACACTCGATGGTGGAACATACTAAATAATAGAATATCACCCCCTTCTATAAGGGGGTTTATCCAATATTGGAAAAGGTTGACAAATGTCGAATACACTTTTTAGATTAAAGAGAAGTGCAGTTAAGGGCAAGAGCCCGACTACATCAAATATAGAACTTGGCGAATTAGCGATCAACACAAATGATGGTCGTCTTTTCTTCAAGACAACGGATTCTGCATCCTCTAGTTCTATCGTAACACTCAGACAAGTATCTGGTGGAACCGGCATTACCGAGACCAACGGTGAGTTAAGTATCACCAACACTGGTGTCGGTGCAGGTACCTATGGTTCTACCACAACCATTCCAGTATTGACTATCAATGCGCAAGGTCAAATTGATAGTGCGGGAACTGTTACTGTTGCAGGTGTTTCGGGGTTATCCTTCGATTCCTCTAATGCAACTCTTACACTGGCCACCGCAGATGGTGGTTCATTCAATGCACGAATTGGTCTGCAACATTTCTCGACTTCGGATTTAAGTGAAGGGACTAACCTTTACTACACAACTGCACGTGCAGACTCCGCATTCGATGATCGTCTTGCTCTTAAAACAACAGACGATCTTACCCAAGGTAGCACAAACAAATATTATGCAACATCTCTATTCAATACAGATCTTGCAACCAAAACAACAGACGACCTAACACAAGGCTCGACTAACCTCTATTACGATTCNGCAACNACNNNAACTACCGCACGAAATGCGATTGGTGTAAGTGNTTTACCGTTGACATATAACGCTNCAACTGGTACACTAGGTTATACCGAAGTATCATATGCAGGATTTGATTCTGACTTTGCGTTAAAAACTACCAATGATTTAAGTGAAGGTGGTTCTACCAATCTCTATTTCAACAATGCCAGAGCACGTGCTGCGGTATCTGCGACTGACAATGGCGGAGATGGTTCATTCTCGTATGATAGTTCTACAGGTACGTTCTCCTTTACCGGCCCTTCTGCGGCCGAAGTCCGTGCACATTTTAGTGCAGGTACAGGTATTGGTATCACCAATGGTCAAATCTCGACAAGTATTACACAATATACAGATGCAGACGCACGTGGCACAGTATCAGTAAACGATGCTGGGGGTGATGGGTCTCTTTCATATGATTCATCCACAGGTATCTTTACATACACTGGCCCAAATGCGAGTGAAGTCCGTGCGCATTTATCTGCCGGTGGTGATTTATCATATGACTCTGCGACTGGTAGATACTCTTTCACACAAAGAACAGACTCAGAAGTACGTGGTCTTGTATCGGTAACAGATGCAGGTGGAGATGGTTCTCTATCTTATAATAATGGAACTGGTGTTATCACATACACTGGCCCAAGTGCATCCGAGACTCGTGCACATTTCTCTGGTGGAACTGGTGTCACAATCACTGACGGGTCTATTGCGATTGCACAGTCTGTCGGAACTACCGATGATATTGTATTCGGTAAGGTAACTGTTGACTCCGCAGAGATTGGATGTCTACACTTAACTAAACAAGAAACTGCACCTAATAGTCTTGCGGGTTTACTCTACTATGATTCAAACCCACAGAAAGGTATATCGTTTATACCAACAACCAATGAATTGGTTCAAGATGTAACAATCAACCTCGGTCAAGAACATTTAATATATGTTCATAACTTGACCGGTGGACAGATTAACAATGGTGATGCAGTATACGTATCCGGTACTGCACACGGTATCCACCCCCAAATATCTCTTGCAAAGGCAGATGCTTCTTCTACAGCAAATGTTACTGGTATTGCAACTATGGATATCCCGAACGGGAACCACGGTTATGTGACTCAGTTCGGTTTAGTAAATGGTTTGAACACTTCGAATATGATCGAAGGTGCATTTGCATACCTTTCTGCTGATAGTGCGGGTAAGTGGTCTACAACTGAAGTATCAATCGACCAAGGTTATCCTACACACGTAGGTCGTGTAATCTCAGTAGATTCTACTTCGGGTTCACTACTTGTAAACGTTGAGAAAGAACACGCAGAATATATCCGTGTTGAAGACCGTATGATTGTTGATGGTAAAATCACTGCGGATTCTGGTGACTTCAAACTACTTAACGTAGACATATCATCCTACTCGGATATCGATGTTCCCAATAACCTTCCTGCTTTCCGTGAAGGTAACTTGTTTTATATGCAAGGCCCTGATGCACTTGTATACTCGAACTCATCAATCAATGTCAAAGTTGGTCAAGATGAAATCATGCGAGTTTTCAACAACTCGGGATCATCTATTCCCAAGGGTAAAGTTGTATATGTAACTGGTGCTGCAAATGACTTCCCGACAATCTCACTTGCAAAGTCAGATAACTTCAGTACAACATACACAACATCTGGACTTGCATCAAGTACTATCGCTAATGGTGCATATGGTTATGTAACAGTACGTGGTCTATACGGTGGGTTGAATACTGCATCCTTTAATGTGGGTGATATCCTTCACGTTTCTCCTGATAGTGCGGGTGAAATGGTAGCATTTTCTCCTGATTATCCTAACTGGCCATATCAAGTTGGTACGGTACTTGTTTCGGATTCCGCAACTGGTGGTAATGTCGGTGGTTGTATTCAGATCCGTCTTGCTCCAGAGATTGCAGAGAACATTCGTGTTCAAGGTAACCAACGTGTAGATGGTGATGTCACTATCGCAGGTAATCTGAACATCCTTGGTTCTGAAACAACAACTACTGTACAGTCTCTAAACGTTGGTGATCAGTTCATCTACGTTGGTGCAGGTGATACCATCGAAACAGTATTCGGTGCGGGTCTATCTGGACTTAATGATGCGACTTTCAAAGAATATTATGAAGGTGATTCTGACAGAACGTATTTTGTCAAGATAACCGGAACCGATAGTGCAGGTGATACTATCCAATGGGGTTTCGACTCTGCGGAAGGTATTGGCGAGTTTACTCCGTTATCGTTTGATTCGGACGGTGGTACAGGCCCTACCTCTTGGAACTTGGGTGTAGATAATACTCTTGTACCATTAAGATATAACGTCAAGGTAACTTTCTCGTCTCCTACTGGTCACACTTTAAACAACTACTGGAAAGGTGACGCACAACCAATCAATCAAGATTTTGGTATTGTCGGTAACTACAATACGATTGATGCGCCATATACCCATGCGGGTGTCTTCCGTGATACCACAGATAGTCGTTGGAAGTTCTTCAACAAATACGATCCAGAAGTTGGTGGAAACATCAATACTTCAGACCCATCTTTTGAACTCGCAGACTTGCAAGTCAACAGATTATATGGTAATGTTACTGGTGCAGTAACGGGTAATGCGTCTACCGCAAATAGTCTTCTCACTTCAAGAACTATTGGTATTTCTGGTGATGTGACTGGTACCGCAACTTCGTTTGATGGTACTAGTAACATTACTATTACGACTGGGATTACTGCTAATACTATTGTCAATGCAGACATCAACACTAATGCAGGGATTGTAGATACTAAACTCGGAACAATCTCAACTGCGGGTAAGGTACAGAATTCTGCAACTACTGCGACTTCTGCGAATACCGCAAGTACAATTGTTGAACGTGATGGTTCAGGTAACTTTACTGCAACTGCAATCACCGCAAACCTAACAGGTGACGTAACTGGTACTGTATCGAGTCTATCCAACCATACGTCTACTATCCGTAACTTATTCAGTGTAGATAATTCGGGTCTTGGATATGATAGTGCGACCGGACAGTTTAGTTTAGCAAATCCTGGCGTAGACTCTGCGTCAACTCTTGCATTGTTCTCTGCTGCAAATAGTGGTACCGGATATGGTACACTCTCATACTCAAACGGAGAGTTTAGTTTTGCGAAGGTAACAGATGCAAACATCCGTTCTGCAATATCCGCAAGTACTGGTATCTCAATCACCGATGGGGCGATTTCAACTACCATTACACAGTATACTGATACTCTTGCACGTGGTGCAATCGGTGTCAATAATAATGGTACTGGATTTGGTTCTTTAAGTTATAACTCTGGAACTGGTACAATTACCTATAACAAGGTCACGACACAAAACATTCGTGATCAATTCAGTGTTACTGGTGATATCGCATATGACTCTGCGACTGGTCAGTTCTCGGTAGATGAAACATACTCTACTGCAAATGAACTGTTGACTGCGGTCAAGACTGTAGATGGATCGGGTTCAGGTCTGGATGCTGATGTTCTTGATGGTCAACAAGGTTCGCATTATCGAATCAACGTATATAACTCTGCGGGAACGCTACTTAACTAATAGGTAATAACATGGCCAATCCAAATACAAGAGACGAACATATTGACTACTGTCTACGGGCATTAGGATCTCCTGTACTCGAAATTAATGTGGCGGACGAACAGATCGAAGATCGTATTGACGAAGCTTTACAATGGTTTCGTGAATATCACCCTGATGGTAAAAGACGATTTTACATTACACATCAACTTGTTCAGGCAGAAATTGACGCGGGGTTTTTCGAACTACAAGAAGATCTATTAACTGTTGTACGCATGTTCCGCGTGGATAGTGTGACTGCATCAACCAACTTCTTTGATATTAAGTATCAGATGAGATTGAATGATATCAGTGATCTAAATAGACATAGTGGTGACATGGCATACTATGAACAAATGCAACAACACCTATCATTACTTGATATGAAACTAAGTGGGGAACCACAGATTACATTTGACCGACAGAATGACAGAGTATATTTCTATCATGATAAGGCAGATTTCACAGTAGGTAACTATGTGGTATTCGAAGTCTATGGTGATATTGATCCTAATGCGGGAACAAACTCGGATTTGAATTCACTATGGAACCATAAGTTTTTAAAACAATATTCTATCGCACTACTCAAGAAACAGTGGGGACAGAATATGTCTAAGTTCGAAGGTATGCAATTACCTGGCGGTGTTACTATTTCGGGACGACAGATCTATGATGATGCTGTTGCAGAGATAGAACAAATCATGATTAAATTCAGAGAAGAAGAAGACATTGGCCCAATGTTCTTTGTAGGATAAAAAATGGCAACGAATCCGTGGGTTTCCCAAGCAGTACGTGGCGAACAGAACTTATACGAGGACTTGGTAATCGAGTCCTTGAAGTTCTATGGTCAAGATGTATATTATTTACCCCGTGAACTTGTCAATGTAGATAAAGTGTTCCTTGATGACGTTCCTTCGCATTTCAGTGACGCATACAAAATAGAAATGTATGTAGAGAATGTAGATGGGTTTGGAGGAGAGGCTGACTTATTCTCCAAGTTCGGAGTAGAGTTACGTGATCAAGCAACATTTGTTTGTGCACGAAGAAGATGGAAAGGACTCATCGGTGATAAACTAGATGCGTATAACTTCCGTCCAAGAGAAGGTGATATCATATACATCCCATTCTCTCAGTCTATGTTTGAGATCTTCAAAGTAGAAACCGAAACACCTTTCTATCAACTAAGTCAATTACCTACGTTCAGACTTCAGTGTGAGTTATTCGAATATAATGACGAAGACTTTGATACTGACATCGAAGGTATTGATGACGTGGAGGTTGAGAGTGCATACCAATACAAACTGGTTATGGATTCTCCGGAGGTTGCGAGAGCAACTGCAACTACACTGATCAATCTCGATGGACAAGTGACACAGTTTCAAACTGGTTTCGCAGGTAAGGGATATACTTCTGCACCCACAATAACTCTAGAATCTGCCTTGGGTAGTAATTCACAGTTCGGTAATGCGTCTCTAGATGTAGGTCGTGGTCGTGGTTCAGAATCTAATTACACACAAACCGGATTGCATGGTGTAATTGAAGCTTGGATATATATTGATGATTTGCCTTCTTCTGGACAGTCAATCTTTTTCGAGACAGGTGGAAGTGATGACGATCTTCCCGCCCGATATTTCTGGGGTGTAAATAGTCTTGGACAGTTAACATATAGTCGTGGTGATAATTCTGGCGGTGGTGTCACAGTACTTACTGGTAATAACGTCTTATTCCAAGAAGATACTTGGCATCACATACTTATCGGTGCATTTGATACAAATAATCTAGTTATATACTTTGATTTCGAGAAAAAGTTTGATGCTAATCTTGCAGGTGTTACTTTCGACTGGGTGTCTGATAATGGTTACTCGGTAGGTGGAACTGCGGCACGTACAGTCGATGGTGTTGACTGGAGTGGATTGAATGGATTCATCGATGAATTCCGTGTTCAAGTTGGCACGAAGGCAGAACTTCTAGAACCAAGATATACTGTTGTTGGTGTTGATAACGTAATAGTAACTACTGAAGCCGCATATAGTGCAGATGATAAAGATGCCGTACTGTTACATTTCGATGCAATCAGTGCAACCGCTACATCTACAATCGATTCGGATGGTGTGATAGATTCATTTATCTTGACAAACTCGGGTATATATTACAACGAACCACCGACCGTAACGATTTCTGCTCCATACAGTGTTAATGATTACAAACGTGGTGAGATAGTAACACAGTCTGGTAGTGGATACTCCATGACCGGCGAGGTTGCAAAATGGTCTGACTCGGACAATACTTTGTATCTGGCTCATGTGGGTGCGACAGACGGTAAGTATCATACATTCAATACAACAAGAGCGGTAGTTTCTCCTAGTGCAACCTATGCACCGAATCTGGTAGAAGAGTTACAACAAATAGAAGAGGTGGCCGCAGGTCTTTCTCAGGGAGATTACTTTGATGATTTCGAAAGTGATTTTTTAGATTTTTCTGAAGGAAATCCGTTTGGAGATATGTCATAATGTTCGGAACACATTTTTATCACAAGAGAGTAAGAACTGCGGTATCCGTATTCGGTTCTTTATTTAATAACATATATGTGTTGAGAACTAACTCGGCAGGAGAGACTATCTCTCAAGTCAAAGTTCCGTTATCATATGCCCCCAAGAGAAGTTTCATTCAACGTCTTCAGGAAATGAGAGAAGGTGAAGAACAGGAACGTAGAGTTGCAATTAAGTTGCCTCGGATGTCTTTCGAGATTACTTCTATGGCGTATGACCCTCAGAGACAACTACCCAAGACAAATACGTTCTCGACAACACTGCAAGGTAGTGAGACTAAACGTAATAACTTCTATGTGTCCGTACCATATGATATGACATTTGATGTCAACGTATATGCAAAGAGTCAAGATGACGCATTGCAAATGGTCGAACAGATTATACCATATTTCAACCCATCATATACGGTTGGTGTAAAACCTTTCAGTTCAGAGTTCCCCGAGATAAAAGAAGACGTACCTATTACATTACAGGCAATATCTTTCTCGGACGACTTTGAAGGTTCTGTTGGTGATCGAAGAACCATCATATACACACTATCATTCGGTATGAAAATAAACTTCTACGGCCCAACCTCACAATCACCGGTCATACGCGAAGTTAATAATAATCTATATACTATAGGAGCAGACGGAGATCTGTTTCACACACGCATCCAAACTACACCAACTCCGGTTGGAATTAGTGCAGATAGCGACTATGGATTTTTAGAATTATATTTGGATAGTGCATTTTAATGTCAGATGATAGTAATGATAACATCAAAAGTGATTATGACTATTCTAGAGAGACCTACTACGACCTAATTGAAAAGGGACGTGAATCTCTGGAACTCATGATTGAAGTTGCACGTGAGAGTGAACACCCTCGCGCATTCGAAGTATTGTCTGGTATGATAAAAGGTATTGCTGATGTTAACGATAAGTTAATGGATCTCCAGAAAAAGAAAAAGGATGTCGAGAAGTCTGATGTTCCAGCTCTGGAGAATAGAGGTAATACCACCAACAATGTTTTTCTGGGTTCAACAACCGAACTCCAACGATTTTTACAGAATGAGAAACAAGTGATCCCGCATGACGACTCAGACTAAGGAATCATATCTTGGAAACCCCCAAGTTAAACGGGATGGGGTTGCCGAGGAATGGACAGAAGAGAAAATAAAAGAATACCAAAAGTGTATGGGAGACCCCGTACACTTCTGTCGTACATACGTAAAGGTGGTGCATCTTGACCGTGGTCTGGTTAATTTTGATT